GAAGTCCTTGTCCAACAGGTTAGCTCCGGCAAGCTCCTTGATAAGGAGAGCGACGGCCTGTGTAGGGTCTTCCGTGTTGACCGCGAACTGTGCAAGAACAGTGATCGGGTTGTCTTCCCAAGCGTCTTCCAGGGCTTGGATGCCCTCGAATGCTTCGGAGAACTCACCGCGCATTGACTCGAACTCTTCCATCTCACGCTTTAACGCCTGCTTTTCGCGGGTGTAATCAGCTTGTCGCTGGTATCCGGACTTGAGTTCCTTGAGGGAAACCTCAAGAACTTCTCCGTTTACCTTGACCTGATGGAGGTCTTCGCTTCCAGTGGTCTCATCTTCATCTTCAGAAGAGTCTTCATCCTCTGCCTCGGTGACATCTTCGGCATCTTCGGACGCATCCTCAGATTCCATGTCAACCGGTTCTTCGGTTTCATACTCGCTGTCGTCAAGTGCTTCGCTGTTTGCTACGACTTCTTGGTTATCCGCTGCTTGCGGGTCCGTGTCTGTCATTGCTCCAGCAATCAAATCACGCAGTTCTGCTGACATTATGTACTCCATTTCGAGTGCCTCGACAGGTTATCCGCGCTGGGGTCCTGGGGTAAGCTTGTTCGTGAGGGGCTGGATTGCACCCTCTATCCTTAGCACGTCAGTGGGGAGAGATTTTCCCCACCCTGTTTAGATGAGAGTATCTCCAAGGATAGCTCCAGGCAGCGGAGCGCCACCAATGTCAGCCACCTGCTGCGTAGCAGCGTTGCCAGCAACCGGCATCGGCTGGGCCCCGGCAAGGGCAGCCAGCATCTCCGGGCTCATAGGAGCCTGCTGCTGTGGCATAGCTTGCGCCAGTCCAGGCATCTGCTGATCAGGCAGTGCCTGCGGCGCCGGCTCTGGCTTAACCAAGATTTGCTCAGGGTTAAGTCCCATGTACCCGATAGCCGCGCGAAGCGCAGGCTCCGTGTCGTACCCCATCTGGCCAAGCATCGGGACAATCTGGGTAATCATCTCTTGGCCTTGGCGATAGCGAGTAGCCGGGTTGATAGCCTGAGTTGAGCCACCCTCGACGTCGATGAAGAACTCGCCTTCGATGTCGTCGTCTGTCACCTGCAACCAGGTAGGGGCGGTAGGCCCGGCAATCCGGACGGCCTTAGCCGTGTCCAGGAACTGCTGGCAAAGCCCGAGCATTCGTACTGCAATCTCGCGTGAAGCCTTCTCGACGTTAGTCATCTTGTCCATGGAACGGGTTGTAGCGGCGCCCTCGACTGCGGCAGCAGCCGTGGCAGGGGTGCGGTTGGCAGCTGCAATGTTGCCGACCTGGAAGTCAGAGATGCCAAGCACTCGTTGCATGTAGTCCTGAAGCTTCTGCTCCATCACGAAGTTGTCTGCTGGTGTAGCTGTACGCTGAACAGGAACCAGGACCTCGTTAATCCCGACGTTGCCAGGAAGGTCCAACGGGATGATGGAGTCAGGGGTGTTGGACATCAGAGCTTTCTGGAGCTCCGGTGTGATAACCTTGCGGTTGATGAAGTACTTGTTACCCACGCGCTTGAGGTCGTTGAGCTCAGCAACCATGATTTCGTTGATCATGAGCTGGATGCCAGCGATGTTTTCCAAGTCGCCGAATGACCAGAAGGATGTGCCGCCGTCGTTAAAGTTGCGCATGTGTACGAACGGTGGGTAGCGGTGTGCGTGCGGGTTTTTGCCTTCGAAGAGTGATTCCTCTGCGTCAAGCTGGAAGATGCAGAGCGTTCCTTCTTGCATGTCGTAGAACTCAAACAGTGTGACGTGCGAGAATGCTTCAGGCAAAGCCTCTGAGCGCTGCTCGTAAGTAGCAAGAGTGTGTGAGTCTGCGTATCCGGTGTCAGCCTTCAGGTCCTCGATGGCCTTCTTGTTAAACATTTCGTTCTTCTTGACCTCGGAGAGAGGCAAGCGGATGCGCTGTGCAATCCAGCGGCTCGTGTTCATACGGCGAGCGTTTGCAGGAAGGAACATGTCGTACGGAGATACGTACTCAACGAACGGTTCGTCTTCCTCTGCAAGCTGCTGGTTCAGTGACACCGACTCAACGATAGCCTGTACTGCTTCTTGGTCCAGCTCTTCTCCGTACATCATGGCCCGGTCTTGAGCCATGACAATACGGTCAGTCACTTCTTGGTCTACGTCTTCTGGTGTGCGGTCTACAGTTGTTTCACTGTAAGCCCAGCCTACCTTTGCAAAGCCATTACCCAGAATGACCATGTCTTGCGTCATGTCGCGCAATGTTGTTGTTGCGTCAGCGCGCTTCCAGAAGTATGCAAGTACGTTCTGTGCAATCTGTGCGTTGCGTTCGATGACGTCAAGCTCTCCGCCTACAGGTGTGACAACGAACTTAGGGTCACGAGCAGACACAGTGTTAATCATCATGGTGAAGTGAGGCAGAACCATGTTTACTGTGCGCAAGAAAGTACCAGGCGCAGGGAAAGGCATGATGCGAGACAGGTCAACCTGTGTCAACTCACGCTGCACACCACTGCGATACAACGACTCAAGCATACGCCAGTGTGAATGCACCGGCTCCATGCGTCGGATGGCGTCACGAAGCACAGCCTGCTTGTCTTTGAGTGTGAACCCTTTGTATTTGCCTTCGTACATGGCGCCTTCCTAAATGAACATCGAGGCGTTCATGCCAAACGCTTCCCATTGCAACCGTTCCTGCTCCTCAACCGAAGCGATAGCACGTTCCCGTGCTTCGCGGATCGGGCGCATGTCCAGTTCCCCTGTAAAGGTCCAGCCTGTATCCTCGGTAGTAGCCGGTTCTGGGGAACCAGCGCCGCCCTCTTCGATGAGAACCCAGAGTGTGATGGCCAGAGACATGACGGTGTCGTCATGACACCCCACATCAGCTGCGTACTTGATGTTGCCGCTCGCGGTCTCCTGGGCAACGAACTGTCCAAGCTCCTGACGCAGGATAGGATACACATTATCAATCTGCAGCTCGCCATTAACAGGGACCAGGTACTTAGCCAGCCGGTCAATCACCGACTTACGTCGGTCCTGTGTCATCGGGAACTCGAACATCCTGGTCCGGTTCTTCGATTTGCTACCAGCCATCTGGTGCATGTACGGGTTAGGGTACTCCAGATGCTTGTGCAGCTCGTTGATCGGAAGTTGACCGTGTCCTCCTTGGTTTTCCACGGCGAGCAAGGCTGCCCAGGATCTCCCAGCAAAAAAGTGTCCCAGTTTGTCCAGGTCAGCGGCGAACTCAGCAGGTGGAATGTCGTTCGCATGGTAGTATGCGGAGATGACAGGCCTGCCGTCGTCGCTAAAACTCATCACGTGGGCCGAAGAGTAGTCCTGTCCGGTGCCAGAGGCAGGGTCAGCGCCAATAACGTAGAAGGCTGTGGGGTCCTGCTCGATTGACGTCATGCGGAGCGGGCCGTTATCGTCGAAGATGAACTCAACCTCTGTCTCGTTCTTCCATTCCAGCTTGCCTCGGAACATAAAATCAACGAAGTCGTTCTCTGGAGGTAGGCCAACGAAGCGCGGACGTCCAGATTCACGGAATGCTTCGTTGTCGTCGGCAGGATACTCGGCAAGGAAGCGCCAAGGCTGGTCAGAGAACTCGCGTCTCTTCAGGTCATACTTGGTTTTACACCCAACGCGCTCACCTTTGGCGCCAGAACACCAGCCGCACAGTTTGCTGCACTGCATGAACGGGGATACCGTCCAAGGCTTAAAGAACGCAACGAACTGGCTAGCTCCAGAGATAGCAGCACGGTAAGTTTTGGCGAAACGGTTGTACCCACCGCGTGAAGTTGAGATGATAATCATCGAACCTCCCGCGTCAGTGGTAGGCAACAGCGTTCTAAGCACATCTTCCTGGCGTGAAGCCGGATCAACAAGCGCAGCCTCGTCCCAAACCACCAAAGATGCGGTTTCACCAGCGAACACACCCTCGGTTGCCGGGCTGCTCTTCAGTTTAGACTGCATACCGTCCGCAAATCCGAACACCATACCGTCAGTCGAGTCCGAAATCACCGTCGGAGCCCGGTCTTTCATCCAGGAAGGCAGGAACTGCCAGGCCAAACGGGCCTGAGACAGGTTCTTGTTCGCAGATTTCTGATTCCTGGACACAATCAACACCGTAGCACCCGGCTTAAACATGGCAACCCACAAAGAATGCGCCATAGCCAGGGTCGTGTAGCCCAGCTGACGGGCTTTCAGGGCCACAATGAACCGATTTCCCTTCATCAGGTCCAGCAGTTCGTGCTGATAGTCGAACAACTCGAAGCGCACACGGCCACGAGGGTCCTCTTCGGACGGGATGAACACGTAGTTCTCCAGGAAATAGCTCTCGTCAGCCGCGCAGCGGCGCCATTCCAGCTCCACCCAGAGCCGGTGCAGGTCCTTATGTCGTCTGTTCTCGCTCATCTATTCACCGTCACTGTCAATCGGCCCGTCATACCAGTGCTCCCGGTGCCACACCCCGGCAACCACGACCTTCCCGTTCTCCCTTGATAAAGGAAAAAGCCTGGCCCCGCAATAGCAGACGATAGCCCGGTCGTCCCGGTCCCAACCCGAGACATCGGTCGGGTATCCGAACCAGAACTCCATGTGAGCCTGGCGGTCATCCTGATCAGTCTAAAGAAAAACATGAACGACTTGCACCGTACAATCCCGTCAAAGGGGCCCAGGAGACGCCAGGAGCCCGGCAAAAGCCGGTCCGGTACCTGAAGGCCTGGGTGTGGGTTTCTGACGGCAGAGCGCCGTACAGTGCGTGCAGCCGTGTCACGCCGGCTCCGCTACGCTCCAGCCAGCTGCCG